ATGCTATTAGAAAAAGGAAAAGCAAAATTTAATTGGAAGCCAAAGAAAGGCTCTTTTAAAAAAATCCAAGAAGATGTGTTAAGAAAACAAGGTTTACTTGTAGAATATGAAGATACAGGATATTGGGTGAAAAACAATAAAGAACTCAATACAAAAACCACACCATATTCAGGGAAAGATTATGTAGGTGTAAGTACAGATGGTTCAAGACCACCTGAACCAACACCTGAGCAATACAAATTTGCTAAAAAATATAGGATACTTGGTAGATTTTCAATTCCTGGAATAGACTTTAAGTGGATAAAAAAGAATAATATGGAACAAGTATGGAAAAGACAGAAAGGGAGCAAAACATCCCCTATAGTCTTAAAAATAGCAGATGAATTTTCAAAAGAAATTAAAAATGCAAATGGAAATATAAATCAGATAAAAAGTGCAATGAAGCAACACTTTTCTAAATCAGACGGCTGGGTAACTGGAAATCCTTTAGATGATTATATTAAGTTGGGAGGAATAACAGTCAAAGCAAACTCAGGTATAGTTTCTGTCAAAGATATTGCTGCAAGAAAAGGTTTTGATATAGATCTTAAGACAGGAGAAGGCGTAGGTACTACTTCAATTGCAAGAGGCGCAGGGTCACCGTATAGATCATCTATGAAACCAGCTGCAAATGAATACGAAGCCAAAGCAGGCGGATGGACAGGATATTACTAACAGCTGGTAAAAATACAAAACTAAAGCCCCATATTTTTGGGGCTTTTTAGTGTAAAAAGTTACATTTTGAAAAAAATAAGTTATATATATAAACGTATTAAATGAATAATAAACAATTAAACAAGGAGTAATGATAATGGACTTAGATGTCATAAAATCCAGGTTATCACAACTACAACAAACAAATCAAAGAACTTCGAACTTATGGAAACCCTCACCGGGGAAGACGCAAGTTCGTATTGTTCCTTATAAATTTAACAAGGACAATCCTTTTATCGAACTGTATTTCCATTATGATATGGGTGAAAAGAACTATCTTTCACCGATTTCATTTGGTAGACCAGATCCGATTGAAGAGTTCGCTACTAAGCTAAAAACTTCTGGTAATAAAGAAGACTACAAGCTTGGTAAGAAAATCGAAGCTAAGATGCGTACTTATGCTCCTGTCATCGTAAGAGGTGAAGAGAATGAAGGCGTAAAATTCTGGGGCTTCGGCAAGATGGTATATCAGGAATTACTATCTGTGATCGCTGATCCTGACTACGGTGATATTACCGATCCAGTAAACGGACGTGATATTGTTGTTGAGTTTAAGACAAGCGAAGAGACAGGTCGTGCTTTCCCAATGACTTCCATCAGGGTTAAACCTAATCAGACACCGTTAACAGAAAATGCTAACGTAATGAAGGTCGTTAAAGATACTCAGAAGAATATTACAGATATTTATTCTGAACTAGAATATGATGATCTACAAAAAGCATTAGAGGCTTGGTTAAGCCAAGAATCTGATTCTGTTGAGGATGAACAGGTTACTGATCCAGCGGCAACAACTTCTGCAAACAAGACAGAAGATGTTTCTGCAGCATTTGACGACTTATTTAATTCATAATATAGGAGAATGCTATGAGCGAGAGACGTGATGTCCTTGCTAGCGAGCTAGCAGATAGTCTAAACTCCAAGATCAAAGGGCAAAAAGTTGCCTTCTTCTTGGACGGTTCTGACGACACACCGACAGACATCAATGACTTTATATCTACAGGATCATCTTTATTAGATGTCGCAATATCAAACAGACCGAACGGCGGAATAGCAGTGGGAAGAATAACTGAAATCAACGGACTTCAGGCTTCCGGAAAATCACTGCTTGGTGCACATATACTTGCAGAGACACAGAAAAAAGGTGGTATTGGCGTTTACATTGACACAGAAACTTCAGTTAGTAAGGAGTTTTTAGATGCAATTGGTGCTGATACAAAGAATATCCTGTATCTTCACATGGAAACTGTTGAAGATATATTTCAAGGCATTGAAGACATAGTAACTAAAGTAAGAGAAACCAATAAAGACAAATACGTTACAATACTTGTTGACAGTCTTGCAGCGGCTTCTACTAAGGTTGAAATGTCGTCTGACTATGATAAAGACGGTTGGGCTACTTCAAAAGCTATTATTATCTCCAAAGCTATGAGAAAGATAACACAGATGATTGGTAGGCATAAAATTACTTTGGTGTTTACTAATCAGCTGCGTCAAAAGATGGGTGTTATGTTTGGTGATCCCTATACAACAAGTGGCGGTTTGGCTTTGCCATTTCACGCCTCTACTAGGGTAAGACTTCAAAATATGGGTATGATTAAAGATAAAGATGGTGAAGTAATCGGACATAAGTGTCGTGCAAAAATAATCAAAAATAGAATCGGGCCACCTCTAAGAACATCTGACTATGAAATGTACTTTGACCGAGGCATTGATGATGAAGGCGGATGGCTGCAAACTTTAAAAAACTTAAAGATTGCACAAACAGCAGGTGCTTGGTATACTATTGATTATAATGGCAAACCTATCAAGTTTTTATCAAAAGACTTTAAAGATAAACTCGCTGACAATGAAGGACTCAAAGATTATCTGTACGATAAAATTTGTGAAGCTAGCATTCTAACTTACGAAGACAAACGAGGCATTGATGATGTCGAGTTTACTGATGAAGTTGTGGATGGTGATCTTGCGTAAAAGATACAAAGAACTACTTTCACAAATTAGCAGCAATAAAAGTAAGGCTAACAGTGTAAATGACCACGTTCTAATAATTGACGGACTAAATCAGTTTATTAGAACGTGGGCTGTATCACCTGCAACAAATTCTGATGGACAGCACATTGGTGGTATTGTTGGCTTTTTACAAACTATTGCACTATCAATCAGAACACTTGCACCAACAAGAGTTATTATTGCTTTTGACGGTAAAGGTGGATCTTCTCGCAGAAAGAAAATATATCCTGAGTACAAAGCAGGACGTAAACCGTTAAAGAGACCGAATAGAATTGAAGGATTGACTGAGGAGAATGAGGCTGAAAACATGCGCAGGCAGTTTAAGCGTTTAATTGAATACTTAGACTGTCTGCCGGTTACAGTTATCTCTATGGAAAATATAGAAGCAGATGATACAATTGCGTATATTGCAAAACAAGTACTTAATGATTCTAGAATAACAATAATGTCAACTGACAAAGATTTTTATCAAATAATAAATGATAGAATATCAGTTTGGTCACCAACAAAAAAAGTTCTTTATGATAGAAAACGACTTGAAGATGAATTTCAAATACTTTCAGAAAACTTTGTATACTATAGAATAGTTGACGGAGATAAATCTGATAATATTCCAGGTGTTAGGGGAGTTGGATTAAAAACGATGTTAAAAAAATTCCCATTTTTAGTAGATAAAGAAATAGTTAATATAGATGAATTCTTAAATGTTACAAACTTATTCGAACACAAAGACTTGCTAGAGAGAAATTTTAGATTAATGCAACTACACAATGTTGACATTCCAGGAAATTCTAAATTATCAATTGTAGACCAAGTTAGAGGTGGTTCTAAAAGATTAGTAAAATATAAAATTCATAAAATGTTTTTAGAAGACACAATTGATCATGCAATTAGAAATCCTGATGTTTGGTTGCAAGACAGTTTTAATAAATTAGACTTAATATTACAAAATGCCTCCAATAAATGATTCACTAACAAAATACGGATCAGTATTTCAGACAAAAATTATAACATGTCTTTTAGCTGACCAACAATTTGCTGTAACAATATATGATATGATACAGCCAGAATTACTAGATACAGAAGCAAAGCAGTGGTTGGTAAAACAAATTAAAGATTATTATTACGAATATAAACTTACACCAACACTAGCTGCACTTAAAGTAAAAATAAATGAAGTAAACACAGAATTATTACGTGATTCTATTGTTGATGAATTACGTGAAGTTACAAAAAATTTAGAATCTCCTGATTTAGAATTTGTAAAAAATGAAACAATTGTTTTTTGTAAAAATCAAATGTTAAAATCTGCAATTGTAAAATCAGTTGATTTGCTGCAAACAGGACAATACGATGAAATAAAACGTGTTGTAGATAATGCAATGCGCGCAGGAACACACAGGGATATTGGATTAGAATACGTAAAGAATTTTGACCAGATATTAGAAGACATAAATAGAGACACAGTTCCAACAAGCTGGGATGCAATAGATTTTATAATGGACGGCGGATTAGCAGGAGGAGAATTAGGTGTTGTTGTAGCACCTTCAGGTATTGGCAAAAGCTGGTTTTTACAGGCTTTAGGCGTAAATGCATTAAGGGCAGGTAAGAATGTTGTGCATTACACTCTTGAATTAAATGAAGCTTATGTAGGTTTAAGATATGCAACTATCTTTTCTGAGGTACCTGTTGCAAATATTAAAGACAATAAAGAAGAAGTAAAATCAGTTATAGAAAAACAGTGTAATGGTGAGTTAATTATAAAATACTTTCCAACAAGATCGGCAACAGTACAGACAATACATACACATTTAAAAACAATAGAATTAATGGGCCATAGTCCTGATTTAATATTAGTAGACTATGCCGATTTACTTAGAGATGTAGGATCGCAAGATCAAGCAGTCAGACATGCTTTAGGAAATATTTACGAAGACTTACGAGGACTTAGTGGTGAATTTCAAATACCAGTATGGACTGCATCCCAATCAAATAGGTCCTCATTAGAAGATGAAGTAATAGGTGCAGAAAAGATAGCAGAATCTTATGCAAAGATAATGACAGCAGACTTTGTAATGTCATTATCTAGAAAGATAGAAGATAAGATAGCAAATACAGGTCGTGTTCATGTTATAAAAAATAGATTTGGACCAGATGGAATGACATATCCAACGACTATGAATACATCAATTGGAAAGATAGATGTGTATGATTCAGCGTCATCAAATGGACAAGTAGAACAAAAAAAGCAAGATAATGGTAATGAGTATACAAGAAAGTTATTGGCACAAAAATATGAAAATTTTAAACCAACAAATGCCAGTAGTAAAGAAGAAAATTATAAAAATTTTGAAACAAATTAAGTATATCCCATTAATTATTCCTGCAGCTTAGATTAAGATTATTAAGGAGATGTTATAATGCAACAAAAATTCAAGTTATCACAAGCCTTCATTGCAAAATATAAACGCAAAAAGCCTCCGTTTGGTTTTAACGGATTAGGTGAACTAGTTTATATGAGAACATATTCTCGTTTAAAAGAAAATGGAAAAAATGAAAAGTGGTGGGAGACAGTTCAAAGAGTAGTAGAAGGTGCATACACAATGCAGATGAATTGGATTGAATCACATCAATTAGGATGGAATCCCTGGCGTGCTCAAAAGTCAGCACAAGAAATGTTTGATAGAATTTACAATATGAAATTCTTGCCACCAGGTCGTGGTTTATGGGCTATGGGAACACCCATCACAGAAGAAAGAAATTTATATGCGGCACTAAACAACTGTGCATTTGTATCAACAGAAACTATTAAAGACGACGGATCAAAACCGTTTACTTTTTTAATGGACGCATCAATGCTCGGTGTTGGCGTAGGATTTGACACAAAAGGTGCTGAAAAAATTATGGTCAAAGGTCCTACAACTAAAAGAGAACCTGAAGTTTTTGTAATACCTGATACAAGAGAAGGATGGGTAGAATCAGTAGCAGCATTAATTGATTCTTACTTTCACGGTACACCTGACATAACATTTGATTATTCACAAATAAGAGAGGCAGGTGTTCCTATCAAAGGCTTTGGCGGTCAATCAAGTGGACCAGAACCGTTAAGAGAAGTACATGAAACTATCAGGGGTGTATTAGATGGAAATGCAGGCGCTCCAATAACAATTACAACAATTGTAGATATAATGAACCTCATCGGCAAATGTGTAGTAGCAGGAAACGTACGTAGAACAGCTGAAATTGTATTCGGTGATCCATATTCTGAAGAGTACATGGATTTAAAGAATTACGAAGTTAATCCTCATAGAGACCAATACGGGTGGACTTCAAATAATTCTATATTTGCAGAGCTAGGAATGGATTACTCAGAAGCTTGCAAGAGAATTGTTGGAAATGGTGAACCTGGGTTTGCATGGTTAGAAAATATGCAAGGATACTCTAGAATGAAAAATGGAAAAGATAATAAAGATCACAGAGCTATGGGCGGTAATCCTTGTCTAGAACAAACATTAGAATCTTACGAGTTATGCTGCTTAGTTGAGACATTTCCATATAAACATGAATCTTTAGAAGATTATTTAAAGACATTAAAGTATGCTTATCTATATGCAAAAACAGTAACATTGGGTAAAACACACTGGCCAGAAACAAACAGAGTAATGCTCAGAAACAGAAGAATTGGATGTTCTGTTAGTGGCGTTGCTCAATTTTTAACTTACAGAGGTGTTGGTGAATTAAGAGAATGGTTAGAGACTGGATACGATGAAATACAAAGACTAGATGATGTGTATTCTGATTTCTTAGCAATTCCTAAGTCAATCAAAACAACATCTGTAAAACCAAGTGGTACAGTATCACTACTTGCAGGTTCAACACCAGGTGTTCATTATCCTGAGTCCAGATTTTATATAAGAAGAATGAGGCTTTCAGTTAATTCTGAGTTGCTTCAACCGTTAGAAGCGGCAGGCTATAAAGTAGAACCAGCATTTGGATCAGAAGACTCTACAGTATGTATTGAAGTTCCAATTGATGTTGGTGATGGAATCAGGACTGCAGATCAATTAACAGTATGGGAACAGTTTAGTTTAGCAGCATTCATGCAAAGGCATTGGGCAGATAATCAAGTAAGTTGTACTGTTACATTTGACCCTGACAAAGAAGCTGAACAATTAGAACAGTGTTTAAATTACTTTCAATATCAATTAAAAGGCATAAGTTGTTTACCGCGTTTTGATGCTGGTGCTTATAAACAAATGCCTTATGAAGCAATTGATGAAAAATCGTATAACAAAATGACAAAAAAACTTAAGCCGCTTTCTTTCACAAAAATGAAAGGTGAAGATGCAGAGGCAGAAAAATTTTGTGATGGGGATGTATGTTTAGTTTAAAGTTTCACATAACAAAAAAGCGGACAGGCAGATAGCACACCTGTAGAAAAATGTGCTTTTCATTAATGAATAACAAGGAGACAGATTATGAACTATCGTAATCTTATCACATCTTTGCTACTCACGACAGGTTTGTTTGCTCAAGCCATCGTAGGTGTAGTGACAGATGTAAACTCAGATCCATTGGTGGGAGCAAATGTTGTTGTCGAAGGTACTGATAAAGGTGGTGTAACAGATGATTCTGGTAAATACACTATTGATGTTGGTGCTCCAGGCGACTACACAGTAACAGCTTCCTACATTGGATATTCACCTTCTACACTTAGTGTTAAGGTGGGTGACATAGTTGGAACGGTCAATTTCGCATTAGAAATTGATGCAGTTTCAATGTCAGCATTAGAAGTCTTGGCTTCGCGTGCTGATGAAAATACACCTGTTGCTTATACTACGGTTGATAAGGCTGAAATGGAAATACGTCTTGGATCTCAAGACATTCCTATGGCACTTAATATGACACCGTCGGTATATGCTACACAGCAAGGTGGTGGTGCTGGTGATGCACGTATTAACGTACGTGGATTTAATCAGAGAAATGTTGCAGTAATGATCAATGGTGTTCCACAGAATGATATGGAAAACGGTTGGGTATACTGGTCGAATTGGGATGGAGTAGGTGATGCTACTTCTTCAATTCAGATGCAGAGAGGTTTATCTGCTGTCAACTTAGCCACACCTTCAATTGGTGGAACAATGAATATTATCACAGATCCTGCTGCGCATGAGAGAGGTGGTAAGTTCAAACAAGAAGCTGGAGCTGGTGGATTTTTAAAATCTACTCTTAACTATAATTCTGGTTTAATGCTAGATGATAAGTTAGCTCTAAGTGGTACAATTGTACGTAAGACTGGTGATGGTATTATTGATGGTACTTGGACAGATGCATGGGCATACTACGTTGGTGGTAGCTATGCAGTAAATGATGCACATCGCTTAGAATTATATGGAATTGGTGCACCACAAAGACATGGACAAAACCTATACAAGCAAAATATAGCAACTTACTCACAAGATTTGGCAAAAGACATCGGATACGATGATGAAGGTAATGGATATGATCCAACTGCTTTTGCTGAAGGTGAGAAGTTCGAACATGAAGCTGGTAGGTTATTTAACCAAAACTGGGCTCCTATCGATCCATCGTACAAAGGCCAACAATATTGGTATATGTATGGTGCACGCACTACAGATAGACATGATCCTAATTTGTTAAATGAGAGGGAAAACTTTTTTCACAAACCTCTTGTTAATTTAAACCATTTTTGGACAATTAACGACAAATTAAGACTAAGTTCAGTAGCATACTGGAGCGGTGGTTCTGGTGGTGGTACAGGAACTTATGGTAGCGTAAAAAGGAAACCCGCGATAGAAGGAAATAACTGGTGGGCAAGTTCACCGTGGATGTGGGATTGGAATGCTGAGATTGCAGAAAACTCTGCTAATATTGATTCCGCTTTCTCAACTACTGAGAATCGTTCAACTGGTATTCTTCGAAACTCAATCAACCGCCAAAACACTTATGGTTTGATTTCTAAATTAAATGTTGATGTTAACGACAATTTAGAAGTACAAGTTGGCCTTGATTGGAGAACCGCCGGAATAGAACACGCACGTGAAGTACGCGATCTATTAGGTGGGGATTATTATGTAAACTATGCAGATGATGCCACACCAGATGGTAACGTTGTTCGTTTAGGTGATGAAATTGCTTATCATAACGAAACTACTGTTGATTGGTTAGGAACATTTGCGCAAGGTAAATACACAACTGATAAATTTAATATTTACGGTATGGGTGGTTTATCGACAATCAAGTACACTTACTTAGATCACTTTGCTGGAACATGGGATGAAGATGGTGTTTATACAAAAGCTGAAAAAGTAGAGGCTAAGCCTATTACTACTTTTCAGATGAAAGGTGGAGCAGTCTATAATTTGGATGATCGTATGTCAGCATTTGTTAATGGTGGCTATGTTCAAAAACCGCCAATTATGGATAATGTGATTTATTATGACGGAACAGTAGCATCTGACCCAGATAATGAGAAGTTTCAAAGCTTCGAATTTGGTGGTAAGTATAATAGCGATAAAGTTGCTGTTAAACTAAGTCAGTACAACACTAAGTGGATTGATAGGAACATCACAAAAGCTGTATCAACAGGTCAAGGTGACTCAGGCGATACAGACGTTATCTTCTTAAAAGGAGTTCAACAAAATCATTCTGGATGGGAAATTGAAAGTAAGATTGCCGTTCATGAAATGGTTGAAATTGACTTAGCATTAAGTAAAGGTAACTGGAAGTTTGTAGGTGATGCAGATGGTAAGTATCAAGAACAAGAGTTTAACGAAAATGGTGAGGTCATTGGTTTGACATCAACTGATTATGTATATGCTCTTGACAACTTGATGGTTGGTGATATGCCACAAACAGCATACGTTGGAGGATTAACTCTTAAGCCGATTAAGGGATTATCACTTCAAGGGCTGTACAGAATGTACGATGATAACTACGCAGATTGGAGTCCTGACTCACGTGAGGTTTCTGATCCAGTAATTATCGACGGTGTGTTAACTAATGAAGCTGACAGAGCACAAGTTTGGAAAGCACCAGGGTATGGAAGATTGGATTTACACCTTTCTTATGCATTACCTAAAGTTGCTGGTCTAGATATGACTGTACACGCTCATGTTTTTAACGCACTTGATGCAGTTTATGTACAAGATGCAACTGACAATAGTCAGTATAACGGCTATGGTGATAAAATGCACTTAGCTCATAATGCAGAAGTATTTCTTGGAACACCAAGATATGCTAATCTAGGAATTTCGGTTAATTTCTAAACAAATAAAACTTGGGGGCTATTTTTTAGCCCCCTTTTTTATTGAAAAAAGTAAAAAAATATATATTTTTGATAAATAAACACCATATATATAAACAAATGGTTATAAGGAGTTATAAATGTACGATTGTTATATTGCTAGCGGTTGGTTTAATGAAAACCAAGCACGCGACTTAGAAAATATAAAACAAACTTTAGATGAATTAGGTGTAAAGTATTTTTCACCTAAGGATGAAATTGTTGCAAAACCTGACGCATCACCTGAAGAACAAGAAATGATATTCAAAGGTAATGTTGATGCAATTACTAGCGGAAAATTTGTTGTATGCAATACACGTGATAAAGATCTTGGCACAATATTTGAAGCAGGATTCTCATACGCTTCAGGTGTTCCTATTGTTTATTATGCTGAAGGATTAACAGGTAATTTTAATCTTATGCTTTCACGCAGTGGTAGAGCAGTTGCAACAAATGTCAGTGAGTTAAAAGAACACGTTAAAGGAATAATGGAAAATCCAGAATATGAAAAAGAATATGTCGGTTTCGTTGAGTGATTTTGTAGATAATATCTACACCTTAAAAGCACTCACAAGGTACAATAATAAATTTAAAATAATAAGCGAATCTGTCGCTGAGCATTCTTATTTTGTTGCAGTATTAACACTTAAACTGCATGATGATTATGAATTTAATTTGGAAAAAGCACTAAAAATGGCACTAGTTCATGATATACCAGAGCTACATCTTTCAGACGTGACTCACGATGTTAAACGTAATTTTCCAAAGCTTGCAGAAGAAGTAACAAAAGCAGAGTATATTATAATGCGTGATAAATATCCGTCATGGTATTCAGCTTTTAAAAACTTCGAAGATCAAGATTCACCAGAAGCACTAGCTGTAAAGTTGGCTGATAATCTTAGTTGTGTTCAATATGCACATGCAGAAATTGAGTTAGGCAACAAAGGTTATATGAAAGAAGTGGCAACAAACGCAGGAAAACGTGTAAAAGAATGCACAGAAAATTTACAAAAATACAGGAGAATAAAAAATGCCAATTAATAATGACCTACCAGTAGTTAAGCTACCTACTGGGTTAGGATTTAATGAACCAATAAAAACAGAGTTTCATGATCACTTAGACTCTATTAAAACAAAACTTGTAAGTAGTCCGTCTATTGAAGAATTAAGAAACTATATACCAGATTTCTGCACAGCTACGTGGGCAGAGCAGCCATTCAACAAAGGATCACTATCAGACTATGAAAAAGATAAAATGATCTGGATGCTTTTTAATGGTAAATTACTGCCAACAGCATTCGAAACAATTAATTGTACTTTTACAATTGAAGGTGTTGATACACAATTTGTTACACACTTAATTAGACATCGTGCATTTAGTTTTTCAGCACAGTGTACAGGTGATAGATCACAAAGAAATGATGATGCTGTAGTTCCGCACGCAATCATAAACTCACCTGAAATGTATGAAAGGTATAAGCAATTAGTTAATGATTCTAAACAGCTTTATGCTGATATGGTTGATACTAAAGATATTTCTGTTATGGACGCAAGACATATCTTACCTAAGTGCTTAAGTACATTTTACTGGGCAAGAGGCAATATAAGAGATGTAATGGCTTTTATCAAGACTCGCATTGATAAACAAATACAACCAACAGAAGATAATGTCGTTGCATATTATATGTGGCTAGAACTTGTAAGAGCTTATCCAATGATCGTTGACTGTATTGATATTCACACACCTGCTAGATACTATATTTCTACAGCAAGGACTGGAACAGGTACAAATCTCTATTGGCCAGATGAAGACTCTGATCTATTTGATTATAATGAAGATGATTTCTTATATCAGTCTACACGTGAGAATCTTAACGGCACAGAAGGCGGAAGAAATACATTTATTGAGATTATAAAGTCTGTTGATGAAGAGCTTGCACAACTTAGACGTGAAGCACATGAAAGATACGACTTCTTAAGAGATAAGTAGTGGATAAATTAGAAGAAATATACGAACTTCAGAAAAAGTTTACTGAAAGATTTTTTAAAGAAAAACAAAATCTTACTTTATCTGAAGTTCGTAATTCCAAAGAAGACTTGGTCAAATGGAATAAAGAATACATACTTGCTCTTATAGCAGAGGCAACAGAAGTTCTTAATGAAGTTGACTGGAAGATGCACAAAAAGATGGATCTTCCAACAGATGCTCGTCATAGGCTTTTAGAAGAGAGTATTGACGTGATGAAATTTTTATTAGGACTAATGATTGTAAACGGATTTAGTCTTGAAGATATTTATAGTATGTTTAAGAACAAATCAAAAATTGTCGAAAAAAGATTATAAAAAGCCTTTACTCGTATAGTCTTTTATTGTTAGATTCTAACATAATAAAACAGGGATTTTATGTCATTAGACAAGATAACACCTCCAGATAGGTTTACTGGACTTCATTCACACACAACATTTAGTACATTTGACGCAATAGGCTATCCGTCAGACCATATTGATTTTATTACAAGCGATCCACAAGGTGGTGATTCGTGGGCAATAACAGATCATGGAAATGGTAACGGATTAGGTCACGCAAATGCACATTCAAATATAATAAAAAAATCAGGAAGAAAATATAGGCAGCTGTATGGTGTAGAGTTTTATTTTGTTCCCTCACTAAAAACGTGGCAAGAGCAATACACAGCACACAGAGAGGCAGTTCAAGCTGAAAAAGATGCGAAGAAGAAAGAGAAGATGGCAAATGCTCCTGTTATCGTTGATGCTGAAAAAGAAATTGAAGCAGGCGGTCACATTATAGAAGATGAAAATGAAACAAAAGAATCATCAAAAGGAAAACCTGCTTGGAAGCGATATTATCATTTAGTTGTAATTGCAAAAAACAGAACAGGATTAACAAATCTTTTTACGCTTGTTAAAAAGTCTTACAAACATGGATTTTATAGATTTCCTAGAATTGACTTTGAGATGTTAAAAGAACATGGTGAAGGCTTAGTGGTATCTACAGCATGTGTTGGTGGACTTGCATCAGGTATAATTTATAATGAATTTCAAGATTATACATTTGATCAATTTCATCCTGATCTGTTAAATGATCCTACAAAATATAATACAGTCATGAAGAGATTAACAAACATGACAGACTATTTTGTTGATTGTGTTGGACAAGAAAACTTCTTCTTAGAATTGCAGTTTAATAAATTAACAGCTCAGCAAATGACAAATAGAATGTTGCTAGACTTATCTAAAAACACAGGCATCAAATTGGTCGCAACTGCTGATTCACACTATCCAAATCCTAACGTATGGGAAGCACGTGAATTATATAAGAAGTTAGGTTGGTTTAGTAATGACCCTAAAAAGATGATATTGCCAAAAGAAGAAGATCTAAAATGTTTGCTATATCCTAAAAATGCACAGCAAATGTGGTCAGAGTTTACAGAAAATTATAATGAATACGACTTTTACAAAGGTTATGAGACAGATGTTCGTGATGCAATAAACAGAACAAATGACATTGCATGGCAATTATGTGAAGACACCTGGATCGATCAATCTGCAAAGTTACCATTACACGGAACAACAGATAAGCCTGCTTTTAATATACTAGTTGATCTTGTAAAAGATGGACTAATAAGAGAAGGACTAGATAAAAATCAAGAATACATTGACAGGGCAAAACAAGAATTAGCAGATATAAAGACACTAGGTCATGAATCATATTTTATAACAATGTATCAAATCTTTGAAAAATCATCTAAGAAAACATTGTTAGGTCCTGGTCGTGGTTCTGGTGCTGGAAGCCTTGTAAACTTCTTGCTAGGTATTACACAGCTTGATCCAATCGAATATGGTTTACTATGGGCAAGGTTTTTAGGACCTCATAAGGTTTCCTGGCCGGATATTGATACAGATGCAGGTGATAGAGATGTGCTGATTGAAGCATCAAAAGAATTATATGGTGAAGAATCTGTAATACCTGTATCGAACTTTAATACACTTAAGCTGAAATCATTATTAAAAGATGTTTGTAAATTTTATAATGTTCCTTTTATGGATGTAAATAAATTGACTGCTGGTTTACAAGAAGAAGTTATGCCTTTTGCACGTGGTGACAATGAAGAAAAATCAATGTTTATGCTTAAGCATGAAGACTGTATGCAATATTCAAAACGCTATAAAACATTTATGGAAAAATATCCAGATGTTGAAAGACAGATTAGTTCTCTATTTTTACAAAACAGAAGTATTGGTAGGCATGCAGGCGGTGTTATCATAGCACCTGAAAAAGATCTGACTAGTTGTATGCCAATAATATCTGTAAGGGGTGAGTTACAAACACCGTGGTCAGAAGGTATGAATGTTAGAAATCTAGAACCTAATGGTTTTCTTAAATTTGATTTCTTAGGTTTGACACTATTACGAGATGTAGAAAATTGTATTAGAAGAATTCTTAAAAAACAAGGCAATGAAGATCCAACATTCTTAGATGTTAAAGCGTTTTTTGACAAACACTTAAACTGTCGAAACGTAAAGATGGATGATCCAAAAGTATGGAAACACGTGTACGAAGACGGAAGGTTAACAGCAATATTTCAATTTACAGCTGATGGTGCAAGAAGATTTTGCTTAGAGGCAAAGCCAACAGATATTGAAACACTTGGCGCGCTAACTGCAATTTACAGACCTGGACCATTAAAGGCAAATGTTCATCAAAAATTTGTACAGGCTAAAAGAGATAAAGACAGTGTTGTATATGCACATCCAGAAATTAAAAAAGTATTATCTCCAACATTTAATCATATTGTTTTCCAAGAACAGTTTATGATGCTGGCACAAAATCTTGCTGGATTTACACCAGGTGAATCTGATAAGCTTAGAAAAACATTAGTTAAGATGTCACATGACTCACTCGGCGGTAAAAAGAATGAAAGACAAATCGCTAAAGAAAAGTTCATCAAAGGTGCAAAAGATATACACGGCATAGATGAAAAAGTAACAACAGACTTATGGGAAAGAATTGAGGCATTCTCAACTTATGGCTTTAATAAATCACATGCGATTGCTTATGCAATAGATTCTTATTATGGTGCTTGGTTACATACACATCATGAAACAGAATGGTTAGCAACAATACTAGATTCTGAAAATAATAATCCAAACGGACTAACAAAGACAATATCAGAGATAAAATCATACGGATATAAAATCGTTGATGCAGATATTAACTATTCTGGCACACAATGGGAATATTCAGAAGAAGTAAATGCATTTGTTCCTCCGTTATCATCTATAAAAGGTGTAGGAGATGCAGCTATGAATGAAGTAATGGAGTCTAGACCGTTTAGGAATATTAAAGAATTATTGTATGACAATGAAGGAAACTGGAAATGGTCAAAGTTTAATAAGTCAGCAATAAAGTCATTATGCACTGTTGAAGCTTTAGGTTCACTAGAAGAATTTACAGATGGAACGCTAAACAATCATCATCAACTATTGCAAGTATTGACAGATGATAAAAATTATGATGTGTTAAGAAAACACAAATCAGGACTAACAAAAACGCAACGTAAAAAGTTAGAAAAGCAAGGTGAGTTCCCATCAGACCATATTGATAGTTTATTTGAAAAATACAAAGATGTTGTTGACTGGACTAGAATGGAAAAAATAGAAAACTATGCTA